AACTCGGGACGTCAGCCGCGACGGGCGCCGCGCTCGTTCCGGGCAACTTCGTCTCTTCGCTCGTGGAGCAGGTCGCCCGCGTCAACCCGTACCGCGACCTGTTCAACGTCGTCGACGGCGTGCAGGGCGCAGGCGTCAACATCCCCTACGAGGTCACGGCCATCACGGCTGCGCTCCTCCAGGGCGCCTACGGTTCGAACAAGGACGTCCGTGACTTCGGCTTCGCGTCGGCTACGGCGACCCTGTACCAGATCGCGCAGATCGCCGACATCGGCAACCAGCTCCTCCGCCAGTCCAATGGCGCGGCAGAGGCGTCCGCTCGTCGGCGTCTCGCATCGTCCATCGGCCTCGCCGAAGCCCAGTTCATCAACAACGGCTCCGGTTCGTCCCAGCCGTTGGGCTTCTTCCCGGCTCTGGCCGCCTTCGGTCAGGTCGCGGAGTTCATCACCACGCTTTCCTCGGAGCCCCGTGCAGCGGCCATCGGTCGCGGCATCTCGGCCCTCGAGCAGCGCGGTATCCCGGCGGACAACCTGTGCGTCGTCATGGCGCCGGTCGACTACTGGGAGATGGCGACCGAGGGTCTCGGGACTTCGTACGCGGGTGGTTGGGCCATCGACCCGGCTGCCGGCGCTTCGGCGTCGCCGCCCCCGGATCGTGTCTGGGGCGTCCCGGTGCGGCGCGATGCCACCTGGCCGACGGCCCAGGTCGGAACCGCGCTCATCATCGAGCGCACCGAGGTCGAGATCTTCACGGGTTCGGGCTACACGATCGACGTGTCTTCCGAGGCGGGCAACCGCTTCGACCAGAACATCACGGGCTTCCGTGCTGAGGAAGAGTTCGGCTTCAACGCCGAGCCCTACGTCCGCACGGGCAAGGTCCAGCGGGTCAACGGCCTGTAAAGACGGCTTGGGGTCGGCCATAACGGCCCCGACTACACGAGCCCCCGGTGGAACGCGAGCATCCGCCGGGGGCTTACACTAGACATCGCTCGCACCGTAGGAGGGCTCGCACCCTACATGATCGACGGACACGGTCCCGAATGGGGACCCGGCATCGCCACCGCGGACTGGTACACACCCGCCGGCAACCCGGTCCGACTCACCTACCGCAAGGACACGACCGACTGGAACACCGTCTCGGCGTGCCTCGCCAACCCCTACGGCACCGACGGCGACGAGTACCACCTACCCCGTGGGCTCTCCGGCTGGGCGCTCGACCTCGGAGCACACATCGGCTCGGTCGCGGTCGGGCTCCTGGCTGACAACCCCGACCTCCGGGTCCTTGCCATCGAGGCGGTCCCCGAGAACGCCGAGCTCGTCCGCCAGAACCTCGAACTGAATGGTCTCACCGACCGGGCGATCGTCTGGAACGCCGCTGGCTGGTCGAAGTCCGGTGACATCCAAGTCGAGTACGACTACTCGGGCGACGACACCGCCTTCAACCATCGCTACATCGGCTCCGTCTCTCCGTGGATCGCGGACGCACCGCGCCGCTACGAGACCATCAAGAGCGTGACCCTGCGGGACGCCCTGAAGGTCACCGACGGGGCGGGGTTCGTCTGGGTCAAGACCGACTGCGAGGGCTGCGAACACCCCTTCTTCCAAGGCGCTGGTCTGAAGAAGCTCGGCATCATCGAGGGCGAGTGGCACCACCGCGACGGGACGCCCGAGTCCTTCGCCGAGCGACTGTCCAAGACCCACGTCGTCACCTGGGGCGAGGGCATCGGCGGCGGACCGTTCAAGGCGGTCCCGCGATGAATGTTCTGCTGCTGACGAGTCACTCCATCGCGGAGTACGACGACCTCCGGATGCTGACGGACCTCGGCTACGACACCTTCTCGATAGGCGCCTACACGAAGCCCGCCGAGCCGACCGACGACAAGCGACCGGCCCTGCCTGACGCGCCCTACCACGAGATCCTCGCGGATGCGTGCAACCGCCAGCGCGAGAAGCTCGGCGATCCGGGCTACAACATCGACTGGGCCAAGGCCGCGCTGCATCCCGAGGTCATCGCCTGGGCCGACACCATCATCATCCACCACTTCCCCGAACGCTGGATCGTGCCGCAGTGGGAGAACATCAAGCACAAGCGGGTCATCTGGCGGACCTGCGGTCAGTCATCCCCTGACGGGTCGCTCGAGCGGCTCATGGCGCCGCTGGTCAAGCGTGGCTTGGAGGTCGTCCGATACTCGCCCAAGGAACGGAACCTGCCGGACTTCGCGGGCGAGTCGGCCATGATCCGGTTCGGCAAGTACCCCTCGGACTTCCTGCCGTGGGTCGGTGATGACCTCGTGGTCGGCAACGTGACCCAGCACATGCGCCAGCGGGGCGACTCGTGCGGCTATCCGGCATGGGCGGTCGTCACGCAGTTCCTCCCGGTCAAGCCTGCGGGCCCAGGCTCGGAGGACCTGCCGGGTGGGATCGGGCCGCTGTCCTACGAGACGATGCTTCACTACCTGCGGCACCTTCGGACCTACTTCTACACCGGCACCCAGCCCGCGAGTTACACCCTCGGTCTCATGGAGGCGATGCTCGCCGGCGTCCCGGTCGTCAGCATCCAGCCCAACCGCTTCGGCTGGGCCGAGCACCTGTTCGAAGGCCACGCGATAGCGGTCTACTCCGCCCCCGAGGTCGAAGGACTCCGGCTGGCGCTGGGCGACATGCTGAAGTTCGACCAGACCGCCGAGAACGCCAGCAAGGCGACCCGTCAAGTCGCGGTCGACCTATTCGGCATCGAACGCATCGGGGCGCACTGGAAGGCGTTCCTCGGATGAGGGTCCTCGCCGACTACCACCACCACGACCTCTGGGAGAGCCTAGAACTCCTGTGCGACCGACTCGGCTGGGATCTCTACAGGCCCATCGGCATGGACTGGTTCACCGAGGGCTACTGGAACCACGAGCGAGCCTGGCACGGTGACGCGATCGCCCGCCAGTACCTCGAGTCGTGGGGAGGCATCGACGAGGGCCTGTACGACGGCAATGCCATCATGTACCGCCTCGATGAGGGTCACGGGCGTCGTCAGACGCTCATCAGCCTAGCCGGCGCTCGGGCGATGCAGTTTGACATCGTCATCAGCACCCTCGCCCACAACCACGAGGGCTTCGCACGGTTCGCCTCTGAGGTCGGGGCGACGTTCGGCCTCCAGCTTGGGAACGTCCGCTTCGGTGCCATCGACATGGCCGAGGACCGCTGGGACCTCGCCAAGTTCGGCCTCGTGTCGAGCATCCTGCCCGCCCCGGTCAGCGTCCCGCACGTCGTCTACCACCAGGAGTTCTCGCTAGAGGACTTCCATCCCAGCCCGGTGGAACCGCACCTCCCGTTGCGGATCGCCTCGTTCGTCCAATGCTTCCCCGAGAACGAGCGGACCTACGCCCTGTTCACCGAGACGGCCCGCGAGAACCCGCAGCACAGTTGGCGGGTCTTCGGGGCCTACGGCTCCAAGCCGCTCGACGAGTACGCCTGCGGGAACATCGACCAGTGCCGGAACATCGGCCCGATGATGCGGGAGCAGGACATCGCCTGGCACGGCAAGCAGTGGAGCGACGGCTTCGGCCACGTCATCCACAACTGGTTCGCCGTGGGGCGTCCGGTCATCGGCTACGAGTCCTACTACCGGGACCAGTTGGCCGGCCCGCTGTGGCAGGAAGGCATCACGTCCTTCGACCTGACGGACAAGACGGCCCACGAGGTCGGCAACCTGCTCTCGGAGCTCCAACGAGAACCGGAGCGGATCGTGGAGATGGGCGACAATGCTGCCCGTAGGTTCCGCGAGGTCGTGGACTTCGACAAGGAAGAGCAGGACATCCGTGCGATGTTCGCGCAGGTGCTCCCGTGACGAACGAGGAAGCGGTCGCTCTCGACCGCCAGCGCATCCGAGACGCCATGATGGAGGCGTCTGGCGACCAGTTGGTTGGCATGGACGGCTGGTGCGAACTCTCGTGGCGTGAAGCCGACGCCATCATCTTCGACCGTGAGCCCGAGGAATGAGGCTCTTGATGCTGGGCCACTGGAGCCATACCGGCTTCGGGGTCGTCACGGAGGCCATCGCCTCCCGGCTGCTGTCTCTCGGGGTAGACGTGCGGATCCTCGCACTCAACCACCGGGGCGAGCCCATCAAGGGACCGCTGGCTGGTCGCGTGTGGCCGCTCCAGACGCTCCGCACCTACTACGGGACCAATATCCCCGCCGCCTCCATCGACGGGTCGTTGTGGAAGCAACTGGACAGCGAGGACGACTGGAAGGCCGACCAGGTCCTCGTGGTCGCGGACATGTCGGGCTTCCTCGACTACCTCGGGGCAATCAATCCCCAGTCGCCGTGGATGATGGTCCCGGTGTGGCACTACTGCCCCATCGAGGGCGACAACCTGCCGCCCGCTTGGCGGGACGTCTGGAAGATGTTCCGCCCCGTTGCCATGTCGATGTACGGGGCCAAGGTCATCGGGGACTTTACCGGGCGCCCGGTCCCGATGCTGTACCACGGCGTCGATACCGAGGCGTTCCGGCCGGCGTCGATGGCCGACCCCATCCGGTTCGAGGGCAAGCGGCTCTCCACGAAGGAAGCCTGCAAGGCATCGTTCGGGCTCGACCCGAACCGAAAGGTCATCCTTCGGAGCGATCGGCTCGTCGAGCGCAAGTTCTACGACCGGTTCGTTCAGGCGATGGTGCCGATCCTCGAAGCCGACCCGGACGTTGACGTCCTGCTCCATTGCCGGCCCATCGACTCGGGGCTGGACCTCTACCAAGAACTCGTGCGGATGCCCGAGGCCCTGCACGGACGCATCAAGCTGACCAACGCCCACGACTCGTTCCGGGGACTTCCCACTGAGGGTCTGGTGGCGCTCATCAACGCGGCGGACCTGTACGTCAGCACCACGGGCGGCGAGGGCTTCGGCCTGAACCTCGCGGAGAGCCTCGCGTGCGAGGTGCCGGTGGTCGTCACGGGCTGGGCCGCCGAACGAGAGGTCGTCGCCAAGGGCGGCGTCCTCGTCCCACCGCTGACGGACTCCTATGGGGATCCGGTCCGCTACCACAGCACCTACGGCATGGACTGGGCGGTCCCCGATGCCCGTGCCTTCGCGGCTCCGGTGCTTGAACTCCTCGCCCGACCCTCACGGCGCCGGCAACTCGGGGCCGCCGGTCGGGCCCACGTCATCGACTCGTTCAGTTGGGACGCCTGCGCGTCCGACTTCCTCGCTCTGTTTGAAGGAACCGCGAATGCCGATCGTCTCGCTAGCTGAAGTCAAGACGTACCTCGGCATCACGGGGACCGTGGACGACCAACTCATCTCCACCTGCATCGTGGGCGCCGTGTCCGCGATGGAGCTCGCCACGGGGCGGACGTTCTCGTACTCGTCGAACGTCACCCGGACCTACTCCACGAACGGCGAGGCGTCCATCGTCATCCATGACGTGCCGGCCTACGCCAGCAACTACCGGACGGTCAGCGTCAACGGCGTCTCGCAGAGCGAGGGCACGGGCGCCTGGTTCCTGCCCGATCGCCGGAACCCCGAGGTGTCCGTCACGCTCCAGCTCCGCTACTACGACACCTCACGGGGCGACTGGTACAAGGCCAACCCGAACTGGTGGGACGCCAACATGGACTCGGGACGGTTCCCCTACGGCCAGGGCGGTACGCCCAACGACCTCATCTACAACGGACCAGAGGGTCACGCCAACCCGACATCCGATGTCGTGTCCATGGCGAAGGCCAAGGCCGCCCAGCTCTACTGGCAGGCGAAGTCCGGGGCATCGGGTACCGTCCAGACCCTCAACGGGGAGACCATCGACCTGTCGGCAGACCCCATCGGCTGGGCGCAGTTCGTCAAGGACTGGCAGATCAAGACGTGGGTGGCCGGTGTCTAACGTGCAGGGGATGGACGGGCTCATCCGGCGGCTCGAGGCCATCGGGGAGCCCAAGCCCGTCCTCCGCGCCTTGCAGCTTGCCACCATCCACGAGGCGCAGGCGCGGGTACACCGTCAGACCGGGTTCCTCCAGCGGAACATCAAACCT